AGAGTTTGAGAATGTGGCCTGAAAGCGAGCGTTTCAAAGCCTTTGCGGCAGATTTCGCCTTGGCTTTTTCTTCCGGCGTGCAGCGGATTTGGATGGTGGCGGTTGAGGGTTTGCCGTTGCGAGGCGGTCGGCCTGGGGTGGGGCGGGTCATGAGTTCGGCTCCTTTTCGCTTTTTCTGACAGCGTCAAGGAACTGGCTTTCAAGAGCCGCCTCCCATTCTTTCGAGCCTGCCAATCTGCGTTTGAGATACTTTCGCTTTTTGGCGTCTTTTTCGACGGCAAGCCGATCTCTGATTGCAATGGTTTTTAGAACGGCGCGGTCCCATAGCGTGCTGTTCGGTTTCATGGTCCAATAAATCCGTGTTCTGTAAGGACGCTAATCCATTCGTCTATTTTTGCGCCGGGAATGCTTGACCCCTCGGTTTCCGTGCAAGCTGTCAATTCGGCAATGGTTCGGCCTATGCGGTCAACTGTCATGATGGCATCGGACAGTGCCAGCGTGAGCATTTCGCAGCGCTTATCTGCGTTCAACACCTGGTTTTCTCCATCAGGGATAACCTCTTGTCTGTTCATGGCTTCTGCGGTCTTTTCTGCCCATTCCAAATGCTCTCTTAATTCAGAACTCGATTCCCATTTTTCTCCAACTTCAGTCACATCCCCGCTTGGGCATTCTCGATTCGCCCATTCGTCGTATGCGCGTTGTCGTTCTATTTTGAAAAACCGATCTTCTGATGTAATGGGGTTTCTCATTTTGCGACCTTTCCGCTAGAGTTTCGCTTCCAAAATTCGCTCCAAGCTTTCACTTTGCACCTGCGTTCCTCTTTCAACCAGTGCTTAAACCGGCGATTCGAGCAATGGGTGTTGCAGGATCTGCGGTGATGATTCGCGGCCTGATTGACAAGGCTGTAATACCTTGGACTCCAAACAGCCCGGAAGCTTGGTTGGGGTAAGGTTGGTTCGTGGTCGTTTTGGTTCATGGCAGTAAATTGTTAGACTTCGCGACCCTCTTCCCACTCGTCATCAATTCCATTACGGTCTTCGAGCGTCTTGAAAGTTAGGTCATAAAAGGGAAGTCCATTTTCGGCCACGGCAACGGAAGTGATTTCACACTTTCCAAAATCGTTGACGGTGAAGGTTCCGCCAACTTGGGGAGCTTCAAGGATGGCTTTGACTGTTAGCGTTCCGGTTCTAACATCTACCATCCTGTTGTCGAGTGGGCTCATTGGATTTAAGTATCTCATAAAATTACGCAACCAACTCAACCTTTTCGCCGTAAGCCTCAATCACGTCTTTGATCTTCTCAAAAACTTGCTGTGTGAGTTTGGCGTCGAAAACGCGTTCGCAGCTGTCGTAAGGATTTTTCAGGGAAACGAAATTGGCCCTGACTGTCCTTTGTCCGTCGCGAATCCATGCGGCGTTGTAAGGTTTAGAAAGAGACCATCCGGCGGGAAGTAAGATTTGCATGTGGTGTGTGAGTTACATCCCCAACAATGCCAGCCCGCCCAATTTTTTCAACACAAAATAGGAAATTTTATCTCGCTGAGTTTCAACGGGTTACACTTCTCCCAGCAACTTCTCAAGATCAACCCGCCTCCACATCCGTAGAATCGAAACCACCGCCTTGCCCAAGTCCGCAACCGCTCGCCTTCCTTCCAATACCCTATCAGCTTGGAACGCTGCCTTTTGCTTCGTCGTTCCCGGTCTGGTCATCAGGTGCCGGATTAAATCCTCCCGCGTTTTTGCCTGCCCCTGGTCCATTCGCCTGCCCCGTGCCATAGCCGCAAGCCGTTCAATATCAGCTGCTTCCACCTCAGACAACCCGCCTTTTTTTGTCCTCAACTCCCGTTCCTGCGTAGTCATTTCGTGCCCGCACTCGGGGCAAACGGGAGTCTTCATAAACATCGCAAAACACTGAGGACACTGGCAGACGGCGGTCAATAACTCCTTCTCCCTCAGCTTCTTACTCATCCCCTCCAGTGACCATTCCCGCTCCATCTCAACCGTTCCGTGTCGCCAGAGGTTGCCGACGTGGCAAGCGATAATTGGCCGGATGCCATTGAACGGCCTGATAACCCGGCCCCATCGCTGAATGATCTTTCGCAAGGTGTGGCACGGCGCGGCGTCGCACAGGTATTTCAGGCGGGGCACATCTATCCCGCGACCGATCTTTTCCACGTTCCAAACGCCCGCAATCGCCCCGCTGTGAAGGTCGCGGAAAATGGCATCTTGCAAATGCGGCCTCAGATTGGAATGTAGAACCTCACACCGGATGCCCTCATGTTTCCACGCCGTTGTCATCCGTTCCGCGTTGTCTATGTTTATCGCCGCGCCAAGGAACGTAAGACCTTGCCCGTGGTTGAGATAGTGGGCAACTGTGTCGCCAACGATAGAGGGCTTTTGCGCTGCCAGTTCTGCCGCAATTTCAACGTCCGACTCATCTCCTTTCAGCCGGACTTGCTCGCCAAACGCAAACGGCATGTAACGCGGGCGGGCAATGAACCCTTGTCCCATCATCCACCTTGGCGACGGGCCTAAAATCATGCGCTTGAACGTGTGACCAAGGCCGCTTCCGTCGCCCTCAATTGGCGTCCCGGTGAATCCCATCACAAGGGCGTCGGGGAAGGCCTTGATTGCCGCCTGCCAGGATTCCGAACGGATGAGGTCGGCCTCGTCAAAAATCAGAACCTGGGGCGGCTTTTCCGGTCGCCAGCCTTTTTTGAGCCGGTTGGCCAAGGTTGGGATCATGCCGACTTGAATCAGTTGGCCGTCGTAGGGTTGGCCGGGTGAGATGCCGCCGTGGGGGATTTGCCACTCGTCACGGAACCTTGCGCGGGTGTCAGTGTGGAGTTTGGTTTGATTTACCAATACCCACATGGATGTCCCCTTGCTGTGGCCACGGTGGCACAGACTGGCAAAGAGCATGGTCTTGCCGTAGGAGGTGACACCGACGAAAAGAACCGGATCTCGGCTTGCGGCGAAGGCTTGGCGGATTGCGGTAGCGCCGTCGAGCTGGTATTTTCTGAGGGATGGTATCGTCAAAAGAGTTCAGTTTGCGAGGTCGAACCTTTGATGTTAATCACGGCCTGTTTTGCGTATGATTCCTTCAGCTCCGAACCAACGAAACGCCTCCCAAGACCGATCGCAGAAACACCCTCGCTGCCGATTCCGGTAAACGGAGAAAACACTAAATCGCCCTCGTTTGACCATAGCTGAATCGCCCTTTCAATCACATCCAATTGAAGCGGGCAAATGTGGCGTTCGTCGTTTTGATCTTTTGCGCCGTCGCGATTTAAGACTCGTCCTTGGTCAACTGTCATCCAAACGGGGCTTGCAACTTCCTGCCACCATTCCACCGGGAACTTGGATGGGTCTTTGGTGATCGGCTTTGGATTTTCGCCCTTCTTTCGGAATACCAAAAGATAGTCAGCGCAACCAACACGGGAAGAAGATGAGTCAGTCCTTAGTGTTTTGTAAAGTAACCCATGCGCCTTAGTCCGTTGCATTTCGGTGACCGGCGATTTCCAAATACAGATGCGACTATGAAAAGTAAAACCATGCCTCCAGAATGCGCGAATGATCTCACCAGAGAAGTCTTGAAACTGAATCTCTCCTGTCTTCCATTTGGTCGATAGTAGATCAACGCAGTGAACTGCAACTTCGCGGCCAGGAACCATGATGCGTTCCAACTCCTCAATCAGATGCTCAAAATGTTCGATAAACTCATGCGTTCCGTTGCAGTTTCCCATGTCTTGAATGTCATCTGAATAGGTAAACAAGTCGGCAAACGGCGGGCTGAAAACAGAGAAGTCAATGGAGTTGTTGGGAATGGACTTTGCCACTCTGACGCAATCGCCATGATGGACGGCCCATCCTTCTCCTTCATAAACTGTGACATCACGTTTTGCCGTGAGTTCTTTGATTCTGTTTTCAACAAAAACAGATGAGGCTTTTCGCATTTCGTTTTGCATAATTTTGTGCTGTGAGATTTTTTGATTGATAGACTTTAAGATAGCTCCCTCTGTGTGAGCTTGGACGATGTAAGCATTAACAACTTTCTTTTGCCCGAAACGGTAGGTTCGGCGGAGCGCTTGATACAGGTCTTCAAATGAGTAGGACAATCCGACGAAAGCCGTATTGTGGCAGTGTTGCATATTGAGGCCATAACCGGCGATGCTGCTTTTAGTAATGAGCACGCGGGCCGCGCCTGTCATAAATGCGTCAATATCGTTCTCCTTTTTCTTCACTGAATCAGATCCGCGAACTTCAACGGCATCAGGAATGAGAGACTTGAGATGGTCCGCTTCGTCGTTCGTGTTACACCATACTATCCAGTTTTCAGACGAACCGTTGACCAACTCGGCAACCTTGCGAGCGCGGGGCAATGATGTTTCACGCATTTCAGCGTGCATGGTAGTCGCCGACAGACTGACGTGCTTAAAAAGGTCTCCATTTGAAATGTCTGAATCGTCAACAATGACGATAACCTCATTCATATTCAACCCTGGCAGTTCGTAACCTTCGTCAGAAAAGCCTAAATCGGACGGCTTGGACACGCTGCAAGCCCATGATGCCAGCCAGTTCCAAAACTCCTTTTCAGCGTGCTTTTTCAAACGCCAATCGCCAGTGTTGAATGTGTCGTTTACGAAGAACGTGGCGAGCATTTGAGCGGGTGAACAAACGCCGAGAAAGTCAGCGTGTTGGCCTAGCTCGGTGTAATCGTTTGGCGACGGCGTTGCCGTGCAGCAAAGCCGATATGGAGTGTTGGCAAACTTGGCTGTCAGCAACTTCCGCGTCCTTCCGGTGAATGACTTGAGAATGGAAGACTCATCCAGAACGACACCGGCAAAGACCGATTCGTCAATATTCTCAATCTTCTCATAATTTGTGATGCAAACAATCGGCCCGGTTAGTCCCTCCGACGTTTCGACAATCTGGCATTCAAGCCCGAACTTGAGAGCCTCCGCTTTTGTCTGTCTGGCAACTGAAAGAGGGGTAAGGATTAGAACGGGGGATTGAGTCTTTTCGGCAACTTGGCGCGCCCACTCAAGTTGCTGGATGGTTTTACCAAGTCCGCAGTCCTCAAAGAGTGCCGCCTTACCGGACTTCAGCGCCCAAGATACGATGCTCTTTTGCCAGTCGAAAAGAGGCAACTTAAACGGCAGCGGTTCGAAGCCGGATGGTTGCGCGATTTTGCGCTTTGATTCAATGAATGAATCGTAGTGGTTTAGTGTTTTGTTCATTGGATAGATAAGGTTTGCACCGTCATAAGGGCGTTTGGTTGGTTCGGTTGCAATCAAAAACGGAAAAATAATTTTCCTAAGTTAAGTCGTTGCGGGTCAATTGGTTAAACAACCGCTTCCACCTTAACCGCAGTCTTCACCAGCCATGCTGCGTCTTTCTTCGCCTGCTCAATCGCCAGCTTTCGGCAGTGTCCCTGCGGCACATTGACCTCGTGCCAAGTCTGTCGGCAAATGACCTCGCCGGTCGGCAGGGTGATAATGATTTCGATGGGGAAGCGGACGGTGTCGTTCATTCCGCATCCTCCTCAATTTCAATGACTTCCGCTTTAATGTCCCAGCCCAAGCGGCTTGCGGCAGCGGAGGCCTTCTCAACCAGTGCGTGCCGCGCTTCAATCTTCGCCGTTTCCGGAGACTTAAACCGTTCCAGGTCAAGCGTTTCCTCGGCAATGCAGATGTATCCGCCGAAGTCGTCGGTGATGAAATAGCTTAGCCGCGCCGGTTCGGATTCCGTTGCGCGTGAAAGACTTATGGATTTGTGTAGTGTCATGATGTAGGTGGGTTGAGGGTTTGATGAAGCCGGAACATGCTGAGTGCCAACTCGACTTGATCCACGGCAGTGGCAACTCCATGCGATTCGTCTCTCTTTCCGGCCCGCGCATAGTCAGCACATAGCTGGTTCAGCCAGCGGATCAACTCGCCAACGGTCACATCGTCAGAAAGATAAGCAGCCGCTTCAGGCGTCGGCTTGCGGACCAACTCGCGTTCGAGTTTCCGTGCGAACTCCGATTCGACAACGGCGGCAAGGTTCTGGCCGTCAAAGACTTCGAACTCGGCGGCGTCTGTTCGTGGTGTGGGTGTTTTCATTTGGTTTAGATTTTTGGTGGTTGCGTCGGAGCCGCGTCCCTCAGCTTGGCGTTCGGCTGGGTCATCTTCGCCCATTTCAAATGCCGGTGCCAGATCGGGCTTAGTGGACCTTCGCAAATCCAGCTTAGAAGGTCGTCAACCAGTTCCCCAAAGTGACCAACAGCCCGACACAGGGCGCCTATGATAACCAACGGAAAAAGGGACAACCAAAACAAAATCCAAGGCGTAAGTGCTACATGCCGAACAAGTCGCTTGAGGTAACCCGGCTCTCTCGGCACGGGGGAAGGTTTAGGAGTTTTGGGCATGGTCAGTGTTTGTTGGGGTTGTTGAGCCGGGTCCCTCAGCTTGGTATTCGGCTTCAGTCAGTGTTTCAAAAGCGTAAATGCCAAGGCCTTGGCCTTCGACATCAACCTCGCAGGTCGTTTGAAAGCGTTGCCAGACAACGCCGGGACCGTCTGGTGTAATGCACTTCATGCACGTGTTCCAATCCACTGGCACTGCCGCATTATGCTCGCTCATTTCCCGCCCCCTTTCGGCCTGCCAGGTCCAAGCGTCCGGGCCAGCGTCGGCAGCGCCTTGACTGCCCACGTGATCCGACTTCGTTGATCCCTGCTCGCTTCCTTACCTGCCTTCCACCTATACCAGGTCTTGCCGGAAATCTCTGCCGCTTCAAACAGGTTTTCAAGCGGTTGATTCTTTTTACGTCGCTGAATGTCAATGACTTCGGCGAACTCTTGCGGTGTTAATTTCTTAGGTTTCACGGCGCGGACAATGCAACATCGGCGCAACGGGTCAAGGGAAATTGTTTTTCCGGTGGAAAATTATTTTTCCGAATTTTGTTGAAGTCGGGGCGGAGGTGTGCATGGTTGAGGGAGTCACCACGAAACACACATGACCTCTGCCAACAAACTCATCGCCCAAGTTAAGACCTGCAAAAACCGCCGCCATTACCGCCTTATTCAAGGCAAGTTTGAAGCCCTCTTTCGCAATCATTCAGAATCGCTGAGAGATTCAGCCCTTGCAACCTTTCGCCGTCATGCCCCCTCAACCAGAAACCTTAAATACTAAACACTACCGGGTAACGAGAACAACCCGCGAATTTAAGTGGGTTATTCTCGATTGCTACGGACACAACTACCCAAGGGGATGTTCTTGGAGGGTTCCTGTATCAGAATTTTCCGACAAGTTTCTACCTATTCCGCGCAGCGGAGGTGTAGGTCGCCAACTTTACTTATTTCAGAAGAAAACAACACCATGACTCGATCCGAAGTCCTAATTAAATCAATCCGAAGAACATACTGCGGCGACTACATACAGCCTCAGTATGGCAGGACGCGAAAATGTTCATTTGAAGACGGCCAGTGCATTTATTGTAAGGCTGGACAATTACAGGCTGAAAATGACGCGTTAGCCGAAGAGGTCGACAGGCTTGATGCATCGCGTCCAAAAACAAGATCTGAGCGAAAAGCAGAAAGCCTATGAAAATACTGCATTACATATCACACTTTTTATTTGTTCCACTATTGCTTATCGCGCTAATCCTTGCGACCATTGCCGAAGCTTGCGAGACCATTGCCGGAATGATCCACGATGCTACACTGCCCTAAATCGCAACCCCCACCCCGCTCGCCTAACCGCAGCGGGGTTTCGAGGTGCAAACTGTTCTTTGATTTCTGCGGGTTGGTTGCTTTTCGCTGTTTGTTTGCCTGAACCATCATGGAAAGAAACAGCGCGGGCCCTAAAGGAACAAGCTAGTCTGGCCACCAAAGACTTCCCTTTACCCCGTCAACCAACCCGCAGAAATCAAACCACCTAACACACCAATGAACCCGCCCGCAATCCCACAGCAACCAATCGAGTTTACCGTCAAACTCTCCATGACGCCCGACCAATGGAACGAATGGCTCCGGCACTACGGAGTCCGGCAGATGAGTTGCGAGATTGGCTTAGACTCACCTCAGATTCAAGACCTCGTCGCGTTCCAAATCGTCCGACAGTTACGCGACCAAGGCCACACGGTTCAAGCTCCGACCAAAAAGCGCATCCGCAAATCTTAACCCGCACCAAAATCCACATGCAAACACCATCCAAGCCGGGCTTATCCCGCCCCGAACCCATCGCCGCCTTGCGCGGAATCAATAAGCGATTTTCCGCTGTAATAATGCCGGAATACTGCTTTGCTACAGAGCTTCAATCGTCGACTTGAGCCCGTCAAGGTCACTTTTCAGGAACGTCCTGGCATCCTTTGACAGCAACTCCCAAGCGGCTTTTAACTCTGCCAGATTAGCGGCCTTTTTGAGCGTTGCAAGTTCGGCAGAGAAGGTGGCGAGTTCTTTAATTGTGAAAGGCTTGCGGCTTCCCTTTTTCTCCGTGAGCGCAATGGTAGCGGACCCGGCTCCGATGTCGCTCATGTGAGTGATGCGAATCCCACCAACCGGCTTGCCTGCCCAGATGACAGTCGGGTCAAGTGCTATTGTGAGCGCACGTCCGACATAATGGCGGGAGTCTACACCCCATAGGTGAACAAGGGCACGGATCATGCTCTTGCATGGCTTCCAAGACTTGCCGTTGTCACCCTCAAAGAAGATTGAAACGGGTTGCTCGCCAGTCCTCACTTCTACCCGCGTGATGCGAATGGTGCGAGGTCCGGCAATGAGGTCGTCGGCATTCAGTTGGTCCGACTTTGGAATGATTGTTTGTGATAGGTCCATGGTGTTAGTTCTTTGTTTCGGGTTCTTCTGTCAGTTCGGCAATCAACTGGGCATCGGTCATAGCTGCGTATTTCTTCGCCGCCTCATCAACTTCGCCAATCCTGCCGCCGCGCTTTTTAATTCCATCAACGGCATTCATAAAGTCTTCAAGGCCAAATGCTTGATCGTTAAATGACATACTTGTGTTCCTAGTTATTTTTTCGACAAGCACAAAATCAAAGTCTCCCTTGATTGGCATTGGAACTGGTTGGTGATGAATGCAAAGAACGGAATAATTCTGAGACTCAAGAGCCTCTTTATTTCGTGCCATAAGGCGGCTTTTACCGGAACCGCTTGGCCCTGTGATGTAGATGATGTTCATGGTGTGTTAAATGAGTTCGAGGTTTGAGGCGTCCGGAATTTTCTCCGTCCATGCGTAAGGAAACGCCGCCGCATGATAGCTGTGGATCACCGCGCCAACCGCCTTCTCAGCCTCCACAAGCGCCTTTCGGAGTGTCGCTTGAATAACCGGATCAGGCAGAACCCGAATGACGAGTAAGGGCCATCCGTCGCAGAATGAAACGTAGTCCCACCAAGCTCGGCCCGTGACCATAAGCTCGAATTGGATCTGTGGCATGTCACCCGCCGGGACTTCACCGGAAAGGACTTCCTTGAAATGGTTCGCCTCGTTTCGGCTCTTGATTTGAATACCCCCGTCCTCGCCAACAAGACCATCAGGCGAGCAACCAACGGCGATTCCTTCGATTTCGTTGGTCACAAATCCAACCTGATGAACCGGCGCAATCAGGCGGTGGTAATAGTCCCGCGCAATCGGTTCCATTTCATGACCGCGCCGCATGTCAAAGGATTCAAACTGACTGTCAGGGCGCTTGGCCATGCGTTCCCGGGCAATGCGGTTGACGAGGTTGCGGCTGGTTTCATTGTCGGCAATCGCACCTTTGGCGGTAAGAAGCGCGGCAATTGGCGACGCGGTGAAAACTCCGCAGCGAAGGTCAAGCCATTCGGGAGTGTTTTGGGTGATTTCTGGATGGTGTTTAAGCATGGGACTTGGATGAGTTTGACACGCGGGAGCGGTCGGAGTGGTAGGTCATTTGCCAGCCCCCCAGACTTTGAGAAGTTCGCCAAGTAATCGGTTGGTTTCGTCAATCTTTCCGCCGGTTACCTCTTGGTTTTTTGTGAAGGCGTTTACTATGTTGCAAAATGCGCCAACCCTATCTTGC